ATTTAAAACACCACCCCCACAATACACCCGCTTAACACATCACAATCCACACAAATCTCTTATGTACTATACAGTACTACAAATAAAAATAGGGTTGACCCATGTTTTAAAATGTTCTAAGTCTTCCACCATTTTGAAAGTTCAAATTACGCCTCGATGATTGTGTTTGCCCTACCGTAGCCGGTTGATCTCTATTATCTCTATTAGGTCTTTCTGGTATTACATAAGTTCCACTTTCATCACGTCGTCTTCGTTGTGTTTCTCTTTCTTGCATATTCTCAATCATATCCCATATTTCATTTTGTGGTAATATCTTTCTATGTGTTTTTGCGTATCGATAGTATGCTCCCATTATAAGCTTTTTACGTTCATCCGATGATGAATCGATATACTCTTTAATATCAGCCGGTATTCTTCTCGCAATTTCAAGATGAAGATCTGCTGGAGACAATTTATCCACACTAATTCTTGACATTCTATATAGAGCTATTAAAAAAATATTCTGTTTTTATCGTCTAAAGATTTTCTATGTTTCAAATACAATGCTTCAAACAGAATATCAAAAACAATACCAACGAGAATACTACAAAAAAAATCGTGAAATAGTTATTGCTCGACAGATGGAATATCATAGAGAACATCGTGAGAAATACTTAGAATATATGCGGAAATATAATAAAGAGTATTATACGAAGCACCATACTCCTAAACCAAAGAAAATAAAACCACCCAAAGAACCAAAGCCTCCGAAGCCACCAAAAGAACCCAAACCCGTAAAGCCACGAATGAAAAAAGAAATACCACTATATGAACCCAAAGAACCAAACTATCCTACACGGATCGAACGAGGAAACTTTGTACTTAATTTTTTTGACTGATTTATTTTCTAACGCATGATTACAAACAATGAGTCTATTATCGAGTCTTCCACCCGTAATCCAGCCTCAGCCTCTTCAAGATGCCCCAGAGCCCGCAGTAGCAGAAGCAGACCCAGAATCCAAGAGTAAAATCATTATCGTTTATACCAAGGATATCCTTCCAGAAGAAATGGCGAGTTTCAAACTACACGGTAAGTGTCTACTGTGGGACGACCGTTGGAAAAATATTCCCATGGAGTCCCTTCCATATTTTGATTATCTCTTCTGTGATATGAGGGACAAAGCAACCCGATCTATGCTTGGTAGCATTGATATTTCGCAGTATAGTACGGTCGCCTATGTTAGCTGGTATCATAAGTCAGAGGACTTCATCGACCAGTTAGAAAGCGTTGCCATTACCAAGATTCCGGACAGGGCCATTTCTAAAGAAGATTTCAATCGACAACTTCTTAATGGAAAACTAAAATCACCTTCGATCGTCCGGACTTTTTTAAAGTTTGTGCTTGGCTGTGTTATGAAACAGTAAAAGACATGCTATCGTCCGTATGGAATTATATCAAAGGCATTCTTCTTACTGAATTGTTAATTGCCCTAAAGATTACTCTACCACCGTTGGTTATATCTGTCATTCTATTTATCTAATCGAACTTCAACACAAAAATACCAGATTCAATAATGAGTCTCTTCAATGGCTCTAATGGCTTCTTCTGCTTCTGCTTCTTCTTCGAAGTCTTACTCTTCGGAGGCTGTGGTGTTGGTACTAAAGGTTCATCCATACTATTATTAGATCTCATTTGATTTTTAATCAGACTACCGCATAGTATGGATGAACTTGCCGATGTATTAGGTGTTGTTATTCTTACTTCTTATACATTTTACGTTATGCTTTCTCTCTTTTAAAAAACACTTCCACCACGACGTAGAGCAGGTGGACTCATATCTCCCATTACTGGTTTCTTAGGGGCAATCTTAGGTCCCCTTACCGCTGGTTTTGCGGAGGCAAACTCGGAGGAAGGCCGATCACGCCAGTCAATCTCGGAGGCACGCGGAGAGCCAGAGAGAGATTCGTTCGCATAAAATTCACTGTGAGTTAATCCTTGTCCCTGATCCTGACTCGAAAAAATAGATTCAATAGAAGGTTCTCTCTTTAGTTTAATAGGAGGAGGAACTGCATTCATAGATGGAGATGTATTAGGTAGATTTAACCGTGGCTGTTTTCCTTCAAACGGAAGAGAACTTTCAATAGGCGCTGGAGCGTGTTGAATAATATTTGGATTGCTGGATGGCTGATAACGAAGACTTGGATTGCCATCCGGACGAATACCATTTGGATTTGGTTGAGCTTGAATAAGATCATTCCTTGAATCTCGACCACGATTGTGATATCCATCACCACCAGAACCAATGAAGTCCAGTCGTCCTAAGGGCATTGCTACTTGTGGAGCAGACCCATACGATCCTGAGCTGAGCGGACCAGGGAGTCCTCCGCCAAAAGCACTTCCTGGTGATAAGAAGCGTTTCGCNACACCCGGATTGCTACGTTTAGGAGCATTTCCCTTACGAAGTAAAATAGAGTCGCCAATCTTAACATTCACCTTCACGTTCTGAGACATTGTTGAAGCCTTAGCCTTTTTAGCCTTCTTCACCTTTCCGCCTTTCTTCATCATATCCATTTCTACATACAGATAAGATTATTATTTCACTTTGTATTCAATTTGATCAAAACGTTTGTAGTAGGTCGTAGGTTGTGCGTAGGAATTAATATGTAAAAAACTATAAGGTTCGTCCGTAGCGAACTCGTAGAGTTTTCTCACTTTCTCCTCATTACCAATTTCAGAACAGAATGATTTGATTTCGTGTTCGTTCTCATTATGGAAGAGTGTAATACAATCTAAGTTCGACCGGATGATTGTCGGAAAGGAACACCATTTTTGCAGTAAGAAAAAGCAACTCAGTTTCAAATGTCGATTCTGCGACGCTAAACGAGTAATAAGTGATGCTCTCTTAGAACGGATCTGATGAATACAATCATCAAGTACAACAAGAAATTGTGGTTCGCCCCTTTTCTTCTTACGTTCATGTCGCTCTCGGAAGGCATCGCATTTCGCAATAATATCTTCCAAGATTTGATTATTCAGATCATCATATACTTGCTCTGGACCAATGTCGTCTAGTAATGGTTGTAGTTTCGGATCTGCCCCTGCCGTAGGCGAGACCCAGAAAATGAGATCATACAGTCGATACAGTGGAGATTCCTTCCTTTGAAGTACATTGAGAACTACGGTTGTCTTACTACATCCCTTCTTCCCCACTAATGCCCATAAGAATGGCTTCGTAGGTAATGGACCAGGAAGAGTTGCTTTCTGGTTGTCATATGCAGCGAGAGCCTTTGTCAATTCAGAGGACATCTTTATAGAGGATTAGATTTGTTTTTGTTTCTTAAACGCTCCAATATCTTATCACGATTGCGATAGTAATAGTTTCTTGATAGTTCTGAATGACGCTCTTTGTGATCCTTATTATACTGCTTAGTGTGGTCTAATTTCTCTTGCCGTGATACATTCGTTTTTCTACGATTCACAAGATTAGGAGTATTCTCCATATGAAAACGCTCTCGTTGATATCTTACAGCAACATCGCATTCCTCTAATACAGTAAAGACACAGTTCTCCTTTCCGTATTCATCAAATAATTCTCTTGAAGAACAAGTATTATCATTTCCAGTATGCCGTATTTTTCGCTTCGTATAACTGATGGTGCTTCCAATATATATCTTTGGACCTTTCTCAGATGTAATGGAATAAATAATCGACATTCTTACTTTATTCTATGATAAACAATCAATCAATTTTATTAAAATCGTGCATATCCCATGACCATCCCACCATCCGCTCTACACTGACATCCAATCTTCTTATCACATACTTTACTACCCTTCTTAGAAACCTTACCACCTTTCTTATAGAGTAGCTCCTCAGCAACATTGCCCACGTCTCGGGCTGTATCCGTAATAGCCACCGCAGATGTCTTGGTTAGTTCAGGCAATTCTTGGATCAGCTTGTCAATATCTTGTTTGATGAACTTGCGACCCTCTGCCGTAAGAAGACCATTTGCGGAAACCATATTCATTACCCACGTTTGACAATTTGATGTGAATGCATTGTACGTATAAAATGCTGTACCCATTTGTCTACGACCCTTCTCCAAGAACTCCGCAATCGTATATTTGTTGGCTTCGATATCCACTGGAAACATCTCCGCACCTTTCGTCTTTGTATAAGATGGATCTACGCGACCCTCTAGTTTTTCAAGCTTTTCAAGAATGATATTACCATTCACTACCAATGACGTATGATAGACTTCATCTATACCAGCACGCTTCTTGAACTCGTCCCATTTACCAAGCGTAAGCAACTGCATCGCCAACACTCCGGGTTTCGCAACGGGTGCACGCATCATAGAAAGGCTCTGGATCTTATCACGACCATGTGCCTTCAGAAATTGACGGAACTTCTTAGGAAGATGCTCATTGCTCGTTAAAGCACTCCATAGATTCGTAATCTTACTCATAAATCCTTCTTCATCCGCTTCCTCTTGTAGCGTTGCTGTCCCACCAAGTTTCATCATTGCTGGTCTTATCGGTTGTAGAATGGGTTTTCCCAAATCTTGCGGTCGTCCGTACTTGGGCTTTGACATGATGTTCTGTGTATATGATAGAAATAAAAATACCCTATAAATAGAAATGAGTCTTGATGGCACAACCAATACGTTTATTCCATATTCTCTGTCCGGTATCAATCCTATCACAGGTTCTATTGATACCTCTAAATTTGTTCGCTATTCCGGCAATACCTCTAATACAGACCTTGGAACATTCGACCTTACCACTACTGGAAAGATCTCAGCACAAAACTTTGCGATTCCCGATAATAACTCCAACAATGAGTCGTGGATTACTTATTCCATCAGCACAATGGGTAATCTTAGCACGGTAGGTGGTCTCATTACGACCGATCTTACCAATGGACGCTCTATGTATTTCACAGGTGGTGTCCTTGGAGCACCCAACTTTCAGTTTGCTACCCTTGGAAGCAATGCTAATAAGGTTATTACAACTGATAATAATGGAGTCTTCAGTACTACGATTAGTGCTACACAGTTGAATTATATCACAGCCCTTACTTCACAGGCTGGTGGCGTTGGGCAACAGAATACATGGACGCAAACACAAATTTATAATGCTAATCTTTCTACAACTGGTTCAAATAAGTTTATCCAGCCTTACAACGCAACTGCGCTTGATGTTAGTACCCTTGTTAATCGATCAACTCTTGACTCTACATTGCAAAACTCCGTCGCTTTCATTCTTAATGTGAATGCGCTTAACTACGTCCCTTACACAAATCCCCTACAGAATCTAAATATGGGAGGTTCTACGATCACGACGGCGGGTCTCGTAAGTGCTGGAGCAGTTCGTATTACTTCCAGTGTCGTCAATACAGACTATTCTCTATCGGTCAGTGGATCAGACTTTTTAGAATTCACCAATCTTGTAACGAACCAAAAGATCTATACTAATGGTGGTTCATTATGGC